GAAAGGGAATGACTGTAGAGGATTTGATAGGGCAAAATAAAATAAATTAATAATTTTACAATTATTTTTTGTTTTCTATTGATTTTTATAAAAAAATTTGGTAACATATAATTAAAGAAGTTAATCTAATTAATAAATATTAGGAGGCGTAATAATGAAATATCATTACAAAGATTTAGGATTAGTAAACACTAAAGAAATGTTTGCTAAAGCAAACAAAGAAGGGTATGCAGTACCTGCTTTTAACTTCAACAACATGGAACAATTACAAGGAATTATTGAGGCATGTGTTGAAGAAGGTTCACCAGTAATTCTTCAAGTATCAACAGGTGCAAGAAAATATATTGGTAAAGAAATGTTACCATGGATTGCAAAAGCTGCAACAGCTTATGTAGAAGCAGCTGGATCAGATATTCCAGTAGCTTTGCACTTGGATCATGGTCCAAATTTTGCTGAAGCAAAAGATTGTGTTGAATATGGATTCTCATCAGTAATGTATGATGGTTCTCACCACCCTTACGATGAAAACGTAGCAGAAGCAAAACAAGTTGCTGATTTCGCTCACCAACACGATGTTACAGTTGAAGCTGAATTAGGAGTTTTAGCTGGAATCGAAGATGACGTTAAAGCAGCTGAACACATTTACACTCAACCTGAAGAAGTTGAAGATTTCGTATCTAAAACTGGTGTTGATTCATTAGCAATCGCAATCGGAACTTCTCACGGAGCTCATAAATTTAAACCAGGTGAAGATCCTAAATTAAGATTAGATATCTTAGCTGAAATCGAAAAAAGAATTCCAGGATTCCCAATCGTATTACACGGTTCTTCAGCAGTGCCACATCAATTTGTTGAAATGATCAACCAATACGGTGGAGATATTGCAGATGCAATTGGTATCCCTGATTCAGAATTAAGAAAAGCCGCTAAATCAGCAGTAGCTAAAATTAACGTAGATACTGATGGAAGATTAGCTTTCACAGCAGGAATCAGAGAAGTATTCGCTAAAAAACCAGGAGAATTTGACCCTAGAAAATATTTAGGACCTGCAAAAGACTATATTAAAGAATACTACAAAGATAAAATCAGAAACGTATTCGGATCAAATGGAGCTTACAAAGCCGGAGCTGCAAGATAGTAAAATATAAAACAAAAAATTAAATTTGGAATTATCTCAAGTTTATTTTAAAATTTGAGATATTTCCTTTGAAATAATTCAAAAGAATTTTGTTTAAAAAGGTGAAAATTTTTTTTTTCATCTTTTTTTGTGAAAAAAAAAATAATTATTAATCAATATTTGCTAAACCCTATTTAAAAATAGAAACTATATTTTATATTGTTTGCTAACAAGGAATCTTACTAGTTCGCTTTTTAAACAGGAAATAATATTAAAATAGAGTTGTTTGGATTATAATTTAATAAAATAGATGTTCTAAAGCAAGGGGAAATAAAAAACTAATTTATCGAACAGATCTAATAAAATTTATACTAAATTTTTTTAAAAAATAGAATAAAATGATATTTCAGTAAATTGCCAGAAGTAAATAAAATTAATAGATATATAAAAAAATGTAGGAGGAAAAAATGGATAAACAAAATAATACGACAAAATATATTTTTGTTACAGGTGGAGTTGTTTCATCACTTGGAAAAGGGATTGTGGCTTCTTCATTGGGAAGATTGCTGAAGGAGCGGGGATATAAAGTTACAATTCAAAAATTTGATCCTTATATAAATGTGGATCCAGGAACTATGAGCCCTTATCAGCATGGAGAGGTTTTTGTTACAGAAGATGGAGCGGAAACTGACTTAGATTTGGGGCATTATGAAAGATTTATCAATGAAAATCTGACAAAGTATAATAACTTGACGACTGGAAAAATTATGTCAAAAATTATTGCAAAGGAACGTCGTGGAGAGTTTTTGGGAGGAACAGTGCAAACAGTACCTCACGTGACTGATGAAATCAAGTATAATGTTATAAAAGCGGCTGAAGAAAATAATTCTGATATTGTAATTACTGAAATTGGTGGAACTATTGGAGATATTGAAAGTGATCCGTTTATTGAAGCGATCCGTCAATTAAAAAGAGAAGTTGGAAGAGAAAATATTGCCTATATTCACGTTACATTGCTGCCATATTTGAAGGCTGCAGGGGAATTAAAGACAAAACCTACGCAGCATAGCGTGAAGATGCTTCAAGGGCTTGGAATCTCACCTGATGTAATTGTAGTGAGAAGTGAGCATCCTGTTGATGAAAATATTAAGAAAAAAATCTCGCTTTTCTGTGACATTGATGAAGAAGCAGTTATTGAATCACTTGATGCTGAAAGTCTTTATGAAATACCATTAACTATGGAAAAATTAGGACTTGCCGATGTAATTTGTAAACATTTTAAAATAAAAAATGAAAAACCATTGCTAAAAGAATGGACTAGTATGGTTGAAAAATTCAAAAATCCTAAAAAACTTGTAAAAGTGGCAGTTGTCGGAAAATATGTTGAATTAAAGGATGCTTATATAAGTATTCACGAGTCAATAGAGCATGCTGGATTTAATCTTGATACAAAAGTTGAGATTGATTACTTTAAGGCTGGAGAATTTGATGTGAGAAAATTGGCAGATTATGATGGAATTCTAGTGCCAGGTGGATTTGGTGACAGAGGAATTGATGGAAAAGTTGAAGCAATTAAGTTTGCAAGGGAAAACAATATTCCATTTTTTGGAATTTGCCTTGGAATGCAAATGGCCTGTGTGGAATTTGCAAGAAATGTTCTTGGGTACAAAGGCGCAACTTCAACAGAGTTTGAAAAGGACACAGCCTATCCAATTATCAGCCTTATGGAAGAGCAAAAAGGGCTTAAGGATATGGGAGGAACAATGCGTCTAGGAGCATATCCATGTGTATTAAAAGAAGACAGCTTAACTGCAAAAGTTTATGGAAAAACTGAAATTGCAGAAAGACATAGACATAGATATGAATTTAACAATGCCTACAGAGAAGAATTTGAAAAGGCAGGAATGGACATTGTGGGATTGTCTCCAGATGGAAATTACGTAGAAGTAATTGAAATAAAAGATCATCCATATTTTATAGCTTCACAATATCATCCAGAATTTAAGAGCCGTCCAAACCGTCCTCATCCATTATTTACAGGATGGATAAAAGCGGCATTGAAAAAACGAAACGAAAGATAATAAAATTATAATGTATTAAATATTTTTTAGCAAGGGGTTAAAATCCCCTTGTTTATTTTATAAAAAAATGGCAAATTAAAAAACTTGCCATCTTTTTGTTAAAAATTTAAATTAATTAATTATTTTCTCTGTAATAATCCCATTCATCAACTTTTGTTCCGTTATTAAATCTGCATACTCCTCTTTCATTTCCATTTTTATCTTTTTCAGTAACAGATTTTCCACCTTTATCAACACAGAATTTAGAAGCTGGATTAGGCATTCCAATTACTGCTGCTTCAGCATCTCTTGCAGTATGATTTTGTCTGTAGTATTCCCATTCTTCCATAGCTGTACCATCTTTTAACATGCAAACTCCATAATCACCTTTACCGCTTTTTACAATAATAGATTTTCCACCTTTGTCAACGCAGAATTGTGAAGCTGGATTCGCTGATGTTACCTTTGCAGGTGCTGGAACTGTTGCCGCTGGCTTATTATTATCATTATTTTTCTTTTTAAAGAATCTGAAACTTGCTGACATTCCAGAAATAGACATAATAACCATCATTGCACTTACTGTTAATTTTAAATTTTTCATTTTTCTATCTCCTTTTTATTGTTTATAATCATTATATCATATATGTTCTCATTTTTTATATAACAAAAAATAAAAATTAAATTAAAATTTTATTTGCATATAAAATTATTCCCACTCTACAACTTTAATTCTTTTTCTAGTTTAAATACTTATTTTTATTTACTTTTATTTTACCAAAAAAAGTAAAAAATTTCAAATTTTAAATATTTTCATAAAAAAACAGTACCTTTTTAGTACTGTTCTTTATAAGTTATTTAGTATGTCTTTTATTAAATCATTGTCTTCTTTTAAGACATGTGAATATATGTCTAAAGTAGTTGATACTTTTTCGTGTCCTAGTCTTCTTGAAAGTGATACTATATTGACACCTTTTGATAATAAGAAAGTTGCGTGAGAATGTCGTAAATCGTGAACTCTAATTTTTTTTAAATTAGCTTTCCGTGCATAGAAATTTATATCATTTTCAAATTTATGCTTTGTAAATCCCTCAAATAATCTAGTTTTTGGAGTAGGTTTATACAACATTTGGATAAAATTCTGTATCATATCAGTAACAAATTTAGGACAGTCAATAATTCTTTTAGATTTAGGAGTTTTTGGAGATGTTATAATATCCATTCTATTTATCCTCTGAAAACTTTTATTTATCCTTATCTTATGCTTTTCAAAATCTATATCTGATATTGTTAATGCTAAAAGTTCACCTATCCTGATACCAGTATAAAATAATATATTGAATCCAACTACAGACTCTTTTTTATGTTTAATTGCCTTTATAAATTGATTAAATTCCTCTATTGTCCATACATTCATTTCATCAGCATTCTTTTTCCCTATAGTTCCTGCGGCTAAACAAGGATTTTTTTTCAAATTATAAAATTTGACAGCATAATTCAATATAGCAACAAGTTGATTATTAATAGTTCTTAGATAAGTTTGAGCATAATTTTTTTCCATTAATTCATTTTGCCATTTTCTAACTAATAAAGGTGTTATTTCTTTTATCTTATATTTCTGAAAAAAGGGTAATATCTTTTTATTAATAAGATATTTTTTTGTTTCTATTGTATGTAATTTTAGCCTATTTTTTAAATCGTTCATATAAGACTTACATAAATTTTCAAATATTATTTCAGTATCAGACACAAAAGAATTTATGTAATTTCTTTCATATTCCATTGCTTCCTGTTTTTTGCTAAATCCCATTTTTTTAACTTTTTTAGAAATTCCGTTTTCTTTTACATAGAAAGAAACATACCATTTTTTACTTTTTTCATCTTTATATGCTGGCATAAAAATCACTGTCCTATATTATAACGTTCGTTGAAGTATTTAGCATTTACTTTACCTTGTTGTGTTAAAAAACCTTTTTCTCTCAACTCTTCATTCAATTTTCTTATAATTTTATATGCCTTCCCCTCTTTAACACCGATTATTTTCATAATATCGTTGCATTCATAAAACCATTTTTTCATTTTTCCTCCTGTTTTGTTATAAAGTGCCCTCAATTAACCCTTGCTTTTTTTAAAACAAATCTTCTGAATTAAAATTCTCAACTATTTCATTATCACTTTGAGTATCGTTATCTGCTGTTTCCTCTTCGACAATATCGCTTGCATTGCCAGGACTGTCTACATATTCAACTTCCACGTTTCCGTTTGGCTCAACTTCTTTTATAACAGCCTGATCTACTTTCTGTGCTGTCTGCATTTCAATGCTTAGAATTCCAAATTTACTCAACAATAATTTTAATACAGTTTTCTTTGCCATACTGTCAAAATTTGTTTGCCAACTTGAAGAACTTTTAAGAAATGTTTTACTGAATTTCTTAGCATGTTCTCTTACTTCTTCCTTACTCATTACATTGTATTTCTCGAATCCATTTGTGGTTTGAAAATATGCAATATAGTGAGTTACTTCATCACTTATTTTTCCATCAAGATTATATTTAAGCTCATCAGTAATTGGATCATAGCTTTCAAACTGTCCTTCGTAAAGTTCTGTAACATTAATTTTTTTATATTGTCCAGTTCTAATTGCAAGCTGTATAAATCCTTTGTAGCCCAATTGAAATTGTGCCTCGTTCTTTTCTTGCCAGTTGCCGCGATTATCTTTGTATTTTCTTTTGTAAGGCACAACATAGGCGAAACCTAAATTTGGATCAATTGGTAAATCCAATGTTGCAGCTATTGCTCCAGCCTTCAAAACGCTTTGTGGATCTGCTTCCTGTAATTGTTTATTTCCATTTGTAGTATTCAGCAGTGAAGTTAAGAATCCAGCTGCCTTGTTTCCTAGTAATTCTTTGAATTTATTTTTTGTTCTTTCATCATTTATCAATGATTTTAGTGTAGTTGCACCTACTATCCCTTTTGTTTGTTTTTTAGGATTTGTTAAAGTTCCTGCCATTTTATTTCATCTCCTTAAAATATTTTATGTTATTTTTATCTAAAAATTGTTTTAATTCTAACGCTATCTCTTTAGAAAGCCCATTTACTTTTATGCAAATGTAAGTATCCTTTTTTTGAGTATTATCTGTTTCTTTTTGCTCTTTTTCTTGAAGAGCTTTAGCAATTGCTTCTTGCTTTTCAATTTCTCTTTTTCTTTCAAGTTCAGCGATTTCTCTTTGTTTTTCTTCTTCTGCTCTTATTCTTAAATTTTCTTCAGTTTGCTTAATTTCATTCATTTTATCATTTATTGCTTTAGAAATGACTGTATAGTCTTCTTGCATTAAATATTTCATGCTTTCAAATACAATTTTGAATTTAATTTCTTTATTTGCCTTTTCAATTTCCTGTTTTATAAAATTTTCTTTTTTGATTAATTCATCGTATTGCTGTTGTATTTCAGCTTCAATGTTTATTTCTTTAAATGTTTTATTTTCCCATTTTTTATTTTCTACTAAATAAACTAAGTATTCTGGTCTATCTTTAAATACAAGTTCTTTTATTGATTTTATTTTTTCTCTTTTAGCGTTATCTAATTCTTTTTCTTTGGCATGTAAATATTTTCTAACTGCATCAACCCTCTTAATCAAATTAATAAGTTTTTGATTGATTTCTTTTGTGTCAGCTGTTAAATAATCCATCAAATCCTTTTTAAATTTTTCAGCACTCGATTTTGTACTTGCCACTTCTTCCCTGTATTTTTTAATATCTTCCACGTTAGTAAATACTACATCATAAAGTTTCTCGATTTCCTCAACTTTTTGTTCAGCCTTTTCAAAATCAATCATATCTTTATCAATTTTAGCTGGAATTATTTTTGCACTATCAAAAACAAATTCCATTTTAGGCAATGTAACTAATGACGTTTCTGTTTCAATTTCTACATTTTTATTTTCCATTTCAAAGATTCTCCTTTTCTTTAGTTTTGTCTAATCCGTCCATTTCATCTTTAACTAAATCTTCCATATAATACTCATCTGTTCCTTTTTCTTCTCTGTATTCTTTTAAGTATTCATCATAAGATTCACTATACCATTCCCAATTATCAACTCCACCAAAATCCAAAGCTTTGTATCTATGGTAATGATCTAAAAATTCTTCTAATTCATCTCTTGTTAATTCATAATTTCTATTTGCTAATTTTTTCATTCCTTAACCTCCATAAGTTTTTATCATTCTTGGCTCTGTATCGTTTTTGACACATTGCCAAAATTCTATTTCTTTGTTCAATAATTCTTGTATTTCATCTTCCCAGTCTGATCTATTGATTACAATTGTTTGCAATCTTTTATCTAAATCAAACGGTGTTGAATTTTCATTCTTAAAGCATTCAAACTTTATTTCAGCAACCAAGACAGCATATTCATAGCCTGTCACTAAAAAGTAATGTAAAATTTGATATAAATAGCTTTCAGGGATATTATTTTGCCATTCTTCTACGTATTTATTCCATTTGTTAATTGTAGTTGTTTTTATTTCCAGTATTCCTTTTTTATCCTGATAAACAATTTCTCCGTCCAAATTAGCCCGTATGAAATCATATTTTGAATGAACATACATTTTGTTGACTTCCAATATTTTTTTATCAGGGTGATCCTCTTTGTAGGAATTAAATATATTTTTTTCAAGGTTTTTACCTCTTTGAGCCGCAGGGCTTGTGAAATTATTTTGTACTCTTCCAGTTTTGTCTTTCCACACATCAATAATATTTTTATATTTATTTTTTCCCATTATTGCGCCTGCGTCACTCCCGCCAATGCCTTTTTTTCTAATACTAAGCCACTCTTCTTCGTTGTTATAACTTATTTCTTTATATTCCATATTTCTCCTTTTAATTTTTCTCCCCTTTTACAGACCTTTAAAATCCTTAATTCTGTTCAGCACATACCACAGTAACATAGCCATCAAAAATGGAAAAGCCACATTGCCTCCTGCTATCCAATGCCCTTTGATTCGGATAACTTCAATCTGAATCCAAATTGATGTCAGTATCAAAATCATCCATTTTGTTGCATTCACTGTTGTCATCATTTTCTTCCTCCATTTCCTTAATTTCTTCTTGTTCCATTTCTTTTTCCAGCTGTTCTCTTATTGTCATTATTCCTCCTTAATTTCATAATTTACTATTTTAAATTTATTTTTATTTGTTATCTTTTTAAATTTAACTTTGATTACATTTCTATCTTTTGTTTCAAGTTCTAGTATTCTGTTATTTCTGTCAAGTGTATAAGCCTCAACAGAATAATATTTTCTAAGAATTGATTTTACTTTTTTGGCAATCTGTATTAATTCAGTTGCTTTTAAGCTGTTCAATTCTTTCATTAATTTTTCATTCGTTTTAATTATCCTCCTAAAAATTTTTGATATTCTCAATATCCTAAATCAGTAATTCAGATTTGCTTTAAATGTTCTTAGATAAGCCCTTTTGTTACCCTGATATGCTTTTGATACTGATTAAGAAATTGTATTAACTTAATTGTGCCATCTATAATAGTTAAAAATTAAATAAATATTAGAAAAGAAGACTCATTATGACAGTTCTGCATATTCTAGTAGCTATGCCTTGTGCAAAAATATGACATAGATGGCACGATTAAACTAATACTTTTTTCTTGACTTTTTAAAAAAATAATGTAAAATCATATAATAAAGAGATTAAAAAACGTTTTCTTGTTCTCTTTGCTAGCAACTTGTTTAAATCGGTTTTGGCTAAACCGTTTCATATGTAGTATTTTATAGATTCTGACTGTCGAAAGATAGTCAGTTTTTTTGTTGAAAAATATACTCTTTAATGCTACACTTGTTTTAATTCTCTGTTAGAGAAAAATTATTTATGAAAGGGGGTGTAATTATGCAATTAAACCCTGATTTAATACGTGATATTCTTTTAAAAGCTGAATTAGGATCTTTTAAAATTTTAAAAAATGATGACGATGATGTAAACTTTTTTAAATTGTTAAAAGATAAAAACACTCTTAAACAATTTGAAGAAAAAAAAGAAAAATATCAAAAACCTGAAGAATTTCTATCTTATTCAAACAGAGAAATAGAATACCATACACTTTTTTTAAAAGAAGCAGAGTTAATAGTTATCAAAAAAAATTCTATAAACGTAACTCTTGAAATTTCAGACTTAACTGTTGCTGGGCATAATTTCGTTTCCAATATCAGAAATGATAAAAATTGGAATAAAATTAAAGAAATTTCTAATAACGTTGGCTCTACTTCTATTAATACTTTAATTGAAATATCTGAAAAATTAATTTCAAAACTTATAGATAAAGAAATTAGTCTATGTCAATAATTTCTATTTCAGAATTTTCAAAAATTAATTCAACAATTTCTTTTGTTTCTTCTTTAGTTTCACCATAGGAGTAATAAATCTTTATATTTTTTACTCCTTCCAAAATTTCTCCGTTTAGTTTTGGAATTAAAGCTCCAGATTTTTTTCTTCTTTCAATCGTTATTTTATTTTTCATAAAAAATCTCTCCTATCTATATTTTCATTGTCCTAAGATAAATTAATATCTTATCCAAACCCACTGCAATATTTACAATGAGCTTATTAAAACATCAATTTATTTCCAATTTGAATTGAATAACAGCGGCTTTGGCTGTTCTTTTTTAAACAGCTTTTTAATTCTGTTCTTTAATTTCTTTGCCTCTTTTTCTTTTTTGGCTTTCTCGTTATTTTCGTTTACCATTTTCAATGCTTCAAATTTCATTTTTATTTTCTCCTTTATTTTTTAAAAATTTTAAATTCATATTTTTTTCCAAAATATAATCTATAAGTTCACAAGTTTCATTTACTGTTGTCTTACATCTTTTAGAAATTGTTAAAACCTCAAATCCGCTTAGCCCTTTCCTTATTTCGTTCCTTGTAAGTTTCAAGTCGCTTATAGCTTTTGCAAGTTCACACATCTTGTCCATTACATTTCTCCTAAATTAAATTATTTTTATACAAAATATCCGCCATTTTATCACGTATCATATCGCATTCCTTGTCAAACTCTTTCTCTTGCTCATCTGTGTAATTGGAATTTTTCTTTTCCCAGTCTTCCCAAGCTTTTGCATTTTCTATATAGTCTAATACAAGGCTTTCAAATGGTTTAAAATCAAAATCTTTTTCTTCGTATCTTGAAATCAAGTAATCGTGTAGTTCTTCTAACGAAATATATCGCAATTGATTTTCATATTTTGATTTAAATTCTTTAAATTCATTTTCTAAATGATTGCAGAAATCGTTGTATTCTTCTATCGCTCTGTCTTCTTCTTCGCATAAACGATCCCAAGCTAAGTCTCTTGCTCTTTCTGCTCCTTCTGCGAATTTTAATGCTTCACTAAAACTCATTTTTATCTGCTCCTTCTGTTGATTTTTTTCTACATTTGAGGTAAAAAAATATTGTTAAATCTGTTTTGTTGACTTTATTATACAACATCAGTTTAAAAAAGTCAACGGTTTTTTTAAAAAAGTATAAAAAATTATACAAAAATGTGGTAACATATTATAAATACTAGGAGAGTGAATTTTATGAAAAATTTAAAAGAATTATTTAAAATATTAAAAAATAGGAGGATTGAAAAAGGTTATTCATTACGACAAGTAGAAACTTTACTGCAAGGAAAAGGTGTAAAATATACTTTTACTGCTATACAAAAATTAGAACAAGGCGAGCAAGATACAATAGATATTAATTTATTGACAGCTTTTTCAAAAATTTATAATTTAGATTATTTAAAAATGTTAGAATTAGCTGGATTAGATGAAAACCTTTTAAATAAAAATAAAGCTTTTAAAAAACAAGAAAGCAATGTATCTGAAGAAATATTTAAAAGTTTTATTCAAATACCGTTATACGGAATGGCAAGTGCAGGAAATGGATTAATTGAAACAGATAATAATATTGAAGATATAGAATACATTAGCATTCCAAACATAAATAAAAATGTAAAAAAAAGAGATTTTGCCTGTCGAGTTAAAGGGGATAGTATGGAGCCTCATTATCATGACGGAGATATAATAGTTGTTGATGTTACTGACAGTATAGATATAAGAGTATTAAACGGACAAGAGGCGTTAATTTATCAAGAGGGAGTTAAATTTTTAAAAAGAGTATTTTTTGAAGAGGGGACTGGTAATTTAATATTAAAATCTTATAACCCAGCTTATGCTGATTATGTAATTCCAAACTATGAACTTGATAAAGTTGAATGTAAAGGAGTTATCAGTATGGTTATAAGTATAAGAAATAAAAGATTTATGTTTTAATAATCAGGAGCATACATTGATGAGATTAATGGATCTAAAGAGTAGGTTTGAGAACCAAAAAATAATAAGGAGAAAAAGTAAATGTTTTTGATATTTTTAATAATTTTTGGATTTTTTAGTTATAAGGTATTTAAAACTTATTTAAAGGAAATCGCTGAAACAAAAGAATGTAGAAAGATTATGAGCGAAAGAGAGGCAGAAATTAAAGTTATTAATACCAGAACTAAAAAAGATAAAATTAATATAGCAATTACTATAATATCTTTCTTAATTCTCGTTGTTGCGTTTCCAAAAAAGGAAAGAATTGAGAAAGAAGAACCGGAAACTATCTATGGAAAAATAACAACAAAAGATACATCAATAACCAAAAATAATGCAGAAACAACAAAAAATATAGAAGATAATGTGAAAATTCAAAAAACAAGAATAAGAGAAGAGTTTCTGAAATACGAAAAAGAACATTTAGATTTATGGAATAGCATGACAAATGCGATGCAAAAAAGTGATGTATATACTGCCTATGAATATGCAGAAAAATCAAAAAATACAATATTTGAAATTCGGGGGAATTTAAGAAATTTAAAATGTAACAAAACAGGAGATAGTGAATTTGACAAACAATGTGAAGAAACGATAACGCTTGGAAAAAATGCTTACTCAGCTAAACAAGAAGCAGTAAATAAATTGTTGAAATGGTTCGATGACTTACAATCTCCTAAAAAAGCAAATGAAGCTAAAAAATCTTTAGAAGAAGGTGGAGAATATTGGCAAGTATTTCTTTTAAAACTTACTGCTTTAACATTAACAGATGAAGATTTGAAAGATTCTAAAACTAAAAAATAATTAAAAATAAAGAAGCCTTTTGCAGCTTCTTTTTTTAAAATTTTTGTTGACTTTTTTCTACAAATAAATTATAATAATTTTGAGGTGGTGAAAAATGGATTTTAAAGACGTAAGAAAACTAATGATAGAAAAAGATGTCAAATATAAAGATATGGTGGGGAAAGTACCAGATACTAGAGGTGGTTTTTATAACACAAAGGCTGGATTAATAAGAGCTTTTAAATACTCGAAAAATAAATCTAAAAACTGTGATAGAGCAGTTAGTTTTTTAATGCAAATCAAGTAGAAAAAAATATACAAAAACAAAATTCAAAAGAAAAGCAAGGAGGTGTGAGATGGATAAAACGAATAGATGTCTGAAAGCAAAAGATAAAATTTTGAATATACTTGAGAAAGAAGAAATCACTTTAGATGAATTTAACAATATTTCAAAAGATATAGCAAAAGAATATGTGGAGAAAGCAGTATTAAAACCAAAAGATATAGCAGAAAGAATAATAAATATGGTTAAGAATGCTAAGTCAATAAGTTTTGACGAATTAGCAAGTGAAATTTCAGAAGAATAAAAAAATAAGCAGAATACTATTCTGCTTAATAAAAAAATTAATAAGTGTATCTTTTCCAAGGGATACGACTAGGATGAACATTTGCTAAAAATTTTACAATATCTGTTCTTCCTTGGTATTTTGGGATACCGTTTGAATTTTGTGCCATTAATATAATAGGAATATTTGGAAAGAAACGCCAAAAACTTTCTCGAGCTTCTTTGGCTTTGCTTGAAGAGTTTAAGACACTTGGCTTAACAACAACAATAGCAAAGGTAACGCCTTGCTCTTTGATTAATGCACCATCAAATGTAGCCATTGCTCCTCCTTTCTAAATTATATATTTTAGAAGATACTGGCAAGTAAAACTTTAAATATATAATTTCAAATTTGATTTGTTATATTTTATTAGCACTCTTTGGTATTTGTTGCTAACATGATTAGTGTATCACAATATTTAGTGTTTTTCAAGGAGGAAAAAATGTTTAAAAAATTTTTAAAAAAATGTCTGAAATATGAAAACTTATATATTTTAGAAGAAACAGGGAATAGAGAAAAGATTAAGAGGGTTAGCAAGAGGCACGGAAAAGTAACAGGAGCAAGTATATTATTATTTGATTCCAGGACAAAAAGAACGACAGTAAACGAAATATACTTTAACAGTCAGGGATATTTCATAATAAGGGATCAGAAAAGATTGAGACTGGGAAAATTTAAGTAACAAAAAAAGCACTCCGAAGAGTGCTAACAAAAATTTGTAAAATACTATATCTTGTGTTAATTATAACATAAATTTGATAAAAACGCAAGATGTAGGGAGAGGGAAATAAAATGAAATATACAATAAACGGATATTCTCAGGAAAAATTACTGAAAAATAATTTGGATTTATCTGACAGTCTGATTTTAAGGGTATTGGCGGATATTTATTCAAGTAATAGCAAAAAGATTGAATATAAAATTATGAACAATGATAAATATATGTGGATTTCTTATGGTTATTTATTTGAACAGATACCAGTTATAGGATCTGAAAGAACACTTGTGAGAAAAATAGATAAACTAATTGAAAAAGGGATATTGAAAAAGGAACTTGTAACATCTAAAAGAGGAATCAAGGGACGGTTTTTATATGTTTCTTTTGGAGAAAAATATTTTGAATTAGCAGAATATTCAAATAATGTAAATGAGAAAATAGAAGCGAAGGAAAAAGAAGATAAAGTGAAAAAATCAAATAACAGTTTGTCATCTAAAAATACCAAATGTCAAATTGACACCGACCAAATGACAAAATGTCATGAACCAAATGACAAATTGACATCACACCAAATGACAAAATGTCATAACAAAGATTCATCTATAGATAATACATCTATAAATAATAATATATTAAATAATATACATGTGAAAAATGAATTTTCACAAGCATGTGAAGATATAAAAAACAAATGGATAAAAATTGCTCATGAATATAAATTGTCAGGCACACAACTAAAAATAACTGAAAAACGAAAGAGAGTTATTAATAATTTACTGAAAGAATATTCGGCAGAAGAAGTATTGCAGACAATGAAAAAAGTTCATACTTCTAGTTTTCTTCAAGGAAATAACAAAACAGGTTGGCAAATATCGTTTGACTGGTTTATTAATAAATCAAATTTCTTAAAAGTGCTCGAAGGAAATTATGATGATAAAGCAAATAGTAATAATTCTGAAAAAGAAAAAAAATTCCAAAATTATCAAGAAAAAGACTTTGTTGGAGTAACTGACGAAAGCATTGCGAATTTATTAGGAGGATTGACGGGAAATGAATAATCAAGAATTTAACGAAGTATTTAAACTGCTTTTAACAGCTTATCCAAACACAAAAGACAAAGAAAGTGTCGCAACTATTTATTTTTTGACGATTGCAAATGAGTTGACTAAAAAAGAATTTGCAGAAGCGGTTGTCAAAATCTTAAAAACTAGGAAAAGTGGGTTTATACCACAACCAGCTGAAATTTTAGAAGTTGCTAAAAAAACTGCTAACATCGAACATCAAGTGATTTTAGCTAAAAAAATGTTGATTGAAGGGGTTAGAAAAGTCGGCAGTTCAGGAATGGTGGCTTTTGAGGACAAAGGACTTCATGCTGTAATCGATTTTCTTGGTTGGCGTAGAATTTGCACAATGGACAAAGTTGAATTTGATAATTTTTTAAATTTTCAGTTTGATGGAATTTATAAGGATTTTTTAGAAAATCCATACGAAACAAAAAATTATTATTCAGGCACATATAAAATCATTGGACAAGCGAAACTGAAACTTATCACTTATGCGAGTGTCGGTATAAAAAATACTAAAAATCTTAATTTTATTAAGCTAGAATATAAGCCGCAAAATGAAGTTAGAGCAGTTGATTTTAGTGAACTTAGAGAAAAAATGCTGATAGGAGGATAAAAAATGTGGAAATGCAAGAAATGTGGATGCAATTGTTTTTATCAAGACATAACAGGCGGAATTTCTGAGGTTTTAGAAATGGATAAAGATGGAGAAGTACTTGATGAAATTGACGATGTGGAATATGGTGATTTTTCGTGTGCAAAATGCAATAATTCAAGTTCGGAAATACAAGAAATCGCTTATTGGGATGAGATAAATGGAGAAAATAAACAAAGTATATAAAATCAGGAGGAAATAAAATGTTAGGAAATAACGTAGTAGACTATATGATAAATAGCTGTAAAGGAGCATATAATTTAGAAAATGCAAAATTAATTAAAAAGAATGTAGAAGATAAGAAAGTTCAGTTTGTATTCAAGAGAAGTGATTTAAAATTAAACATCGAGTTTACGAATGATAAGATTTCAGGAATTATATATAATAATTTCTTAACTGATTTACAAAGGGAAAATGTAACAGAATCTGAATATTGTACAAGATTGAATGAAATGCTTGAAATAACAGATATTGATGATATAAATAAACTTGATGAAATTTCAAGAAATATCATCAAAAAAATAAATTCAGAAAAGTTATTTGGAGAAAATCCAAAGAAATTGCTTTTAAACAGAGAATACAGAGAAAAACTTGTAAAAATAAAAAAATTTTTTGGAGCAGAGCCACAACTGCTGAAACTTTATGAAGAAATTGAAGAGCTGCAAATAGCATATAGAAATTACAGAAAAACATTTTACAAGGACGAACAAAATCTAATTGAAGAAATAGCCGACTGTTTTGTTGTAGCTTTACAAATCAACAAAGTAAAATTGATTAAAAATGTTATTAAAGGCTTAATTGACAACACTAAAATCTTTAAAACTGAAATGATTGAAAAAATCATAAGAATGATTAAATTTAAAATCAATCGTACAGTTGAAAGAATTGAAAAAGGGCAATATGGAACATACAAGATTGAATACAAGGCTGATAGAGCTACACAAAAAGCCGTCAGCGAAGAAAAAGAGAGGGAGCCAGTAAATTCTCCAGCGAAATCATTTGGCATTGCAGAGAGCAAAAAACAGAGCCGTGAGGAAAAAGAAAAATCCAGAAAGGAAAACAAGGTTTTTGAATTTGTAAAAAAGAATGAGCCATATTACTATAGGTCAAAAGAGGTGCAGTCTGGTACAAAAATACATCCAACTGAATGTACAGAAATAGTAAGAGAATTGATTAGCAGAGGGAAAATAACAGTTATAAAAAAAGGGAAAGATGACATATACGGAGCAACACTTGCTACTGTTCAGGAAGCAGAGGTTGTTGAATAATGGCGATGAATGCAGGGAAAAAATTTGAAAACGATTTTAAGAATAGTGTTGATACTGATAAAATCTTTTTACATAGATTCAAGGACGGAACAACAGGAACTGTAAATGGACAGATGATTAGATTCAAAAATAAAAACTTATGTGATTTTTTACTTTTCAAGGACGGACAACTTGTCCTTGTTGAGTTAAAAAGTTTTCTAGGAAAATCTATGAGCTTTTCAAATATAAAAAGTACTGTAGATGAACAGCAGACATTTTTGTATAACTTGCGACTGGAAGCAAAGAAAAATAATGTCAAAGCGTATATGATACTTAATTTTAGAGATTTGTCAGAAACTTATGCAATAGATATTCACAATTTTGATGAGTTTTACAAAATGACAAATAAGAAAAGTATCAGCATAGATGAAGTAAGACAGCTTGGAAAACATTTATTTCAGCAAAAGAAAAGAACAAGCTACAGATATGAAATTAACAGCTTATTTAGTTAGGAGGCAGTAATGGGAAAAAGATTGGCAAAAAATAGAGTGAGAGCAATCTTAAATGATTATCCTGAAACACGGAACGCTGAAAATCCAGATACATTTGTTATGTGCTTAATATTAGTTGAGGACGGAATAATAACACAAGATCAGGCGACAAAAATATACGACGGATATTCAATTAACAACATAGTTAAAAGTCGTCAGAAAATCCAAAATTCGGACAAAGAGTATGAACCTAACGAGGAAACTAAAAAGAAAAGGTTTGTAGGATATATGAATTTTAGGCATGCTTGGCGGAAAGGAAACTTGGATGTCTAAAAGAATGAGCAGAGAAAACCAAAAATTAATTTACTGGTTTATAGACTGCTATGCTTACAAGCTGAAAGGCGTAGACATAAATTGGCAGACTAGCAAGCAAAAGCCTGCCATTTCTGACTATTTTTTGTATAAGGCAAAGGAAGACTTGAAAAAACTTTATATCAGGCACAGCGGAATTAATTTGAAAGGGTACAAGCCTTTTAAAAATATAGAAGAAAAATTAAGAATCAGACTGAACGAAGTTTTGGATAAGAATTATACAAAGGAAACTAAGATAAATATTGTAACAAATGATTTAATAGATTTTGTCCGGGAAGAAATGCAAAGGTTTTTGCTAACCCTTACAGGCACATTCAGTCTAAAACTTGATATGATGAGTAATAATGGAGCAATAGCCTTTACTAATTATTTATTTGATTATTTTCTTCAGAACGATATAGCAATGTGGGAAGAGATGCAAATGCTATATAAACAGCAGAACGAGGAGAAATATATTTATTCTATGCTGAAACATAGAAAATGTGCTGTATGTGGAAAATATCATACAGAAAGTAACAGTATAGACTTGGAACATTGGGATTCAATCGCAAGCACCCACGGAACTTATAAAAAAGACACTGGACAGGAAGGGCGGTATATTTCGTTGTGTAGACTACATCACAATCAGAAACATAGTTGGGGAGTTCAGACGTTTGAAAGAAAGTATGATGTGAGAGGTATTTATTTGGATAATGAACAGATAAAGGAACTGAAAAAGATTTATAAAAATCATTTTAAGGCGTTTAAGGAGGATAAAGAATGACAGTTAAAGAAAAGCAAGATTACGAAAGAATTTTTTTAGAAGTTTGGGATAACAATTTGCTGGAAAAAGGGCTTCTGATTGAAATGTGTCAACTGCTTGAATTAGATAAGAAAAAAGAAGATGGCGACGGATTTACATTATTTTTTTACAAAACTACAAACGGCAGAACATTTGTAATTGAATATGATGAAATTCAAGGGGCTTTAGAAATTTACGAAGAGAAATAAAGTTCAGTCGCTGAAAGTCGTTTTGGCTGTAACAACAGCTTGAAATGTAGTGTTTATAAGAAAAAATGACAGTCGTTAAAAGTCGTTTTTATTAGAAATATGAATTTTTATTGAAAATTATAGATCCAGAATAAACCATATTACTGATGTTGGAAAAATGATATAAAGAACGTTTTGATGGCGTTGGGAAAACGATAGAAATTAGGAGGGAGCATGAAAAATAAAGACAGGATGCAGTTTAATTTGAAAAACTGGAGAAAACAATATGAATATTTTGATTTTTGGAACAGGACAGATAATAAAATAGCAACTTTTGAAAAAATATTGAATAAAGACAGAAATAAAAAGAAATAGGAGGATTTGAAATGAAAAAATTATTGTTAGCTACGATGCTGTTAATTTTAACAGGCTGTGGAACTACATATTATGAAAAATTTCAGCAAGAATGCAAGCAATATAAAGTTATCAAGAAATTAAAATCTAAAACAAGTAAAAAGATATATCTGGAATTTGAGAATGGGAGCATACACGAGGTATCGCCAATAATGAAGTATGAGGATATAGAAGAGAATCACAAGTTGAAGAAATGTGATTTTTAGAAAATAAATTTAGAAATTAGGACAATGACAGTTGAATATTTTTGGTATTGAGGTATAATATATATTATACAATTTAGGAGGTCTTATGAACCGAGAAATGGAATCTAAACTTATATTTGAGAATGCAAAAGAAATGATAATGTGTGGAATAGATGACTATCAGAATAGAAAAGCGATAAATTCTATGATTAGAAGTTTATATGCTGGGTTACTGCTACTCTATAAAGCATATGTTATTGAAAATAACGGGAATATTTCAGGAGATACTAGAATTAATATTATAGAATTAAAAGAAAAGATCAATGAAATAGATAATGAATATTTTTCAAAAAGAGTTTTCAAGGAAAAAGAAAGGGAAAGAATATTTATAGAAAAAGAGTTTTCAAATATAGAAAAAGATTACGGAAGTTTAGAAGATGTGATAGACAAAATTAATAAATTTAGAAATGCGGCAGAACATAAGTATTATTATGATAAAATTGATAGTACAGAAGATGAATATTCAATAGATGAGTATTTTAGTTTATTGGTTATTGTAATATTAGATTTTATGGAAAAGTATTTAAGAAAAGATCCAATAGAAGAATTTCCATATAAAATTTTAGAATATTTATATAACAATCCTGAAACAATAATATTGATAATGGAATTTATCGAAAACTTCTTTGAAAAAAATGATATAGACAAGAATGCGATATGTCAAAGTTGTTTTAGCACAATATTTATTCCTATTCCCAAAAATGAATATGATAATATGGAAAAATTTGAGTTACATAATTCAAAACAATTAGATGATATAGAAAAGATAATGTTAGAGGAAATAACTGACGAAAATGAGATTCTAGATATTATAACTTCAAAAAAATATTTAAAAAAGACTCATGTTAAATGTATGAATGAAATTTGTGGAATTGAAGAAAGTTTAGAAAATTTTAAAATAGAAAACGAAGAATGGAAAGAAACGAATAAATTTATAGATGAAGAGATCGAATAAAATCGATCTTTTTTTGTAAGAATCAAATTAAAGAGAAAGGAAAACAAAAAAAACAAATGAACGAAAAAGATATAGACAGAATAGCAGACAAAATAATAGAAAGAATGAAAACTGATAGGGAAATAAAAACAGAGAAACAACTAACACCATTTCAAAAGACAGAAAAGCTGTTATCGGAATTATCTTTATTGAAAGGTGCTATTGATTCTAAAAATATGCTTATAGAAGATTTGAAGAAAGAGGGAATATCAATTCAGAAAAAGGAAACAGGAGTTAATGTGCAGGCTAGTAAGGTGTATTTATCTGAATTGGAGAAAGTGGAAAACAAGATAGAGAAATTACAGGAAGAAATCGCAAGGATAGAAAACGTGGTTAATATGGTTGAGAGGGCTTTGGACACGATTAGGAACAACAAGCACTATGATATAATAGAAATGAAATACTTTGACGAATTAACATTTGAGCATATATCTGAAAAATTAAATATAAGTGTTATAACAGCAAAGAGATACAAAAATAAAATGATTAGGCAATTACAGCTAGTTATATTTTCAGATGATGTGATAAAAAATATATTAAATTGAAAAATGATACTTTTTTGATATTGTATATAATTTTTAATATGTTATAATATGTCAAGATGAAAGAGTATGAGTTGAGTACTTGTCATTGAATCCTTGATTTTATATAAGCATAAGGCAGTTTAAAGACTGTCTTTTTTTGTTGCAAATAAGGAGGTGGTAGCATTGAAATTAAATGCAAGGCAGAAGTCTTTTTGTGAGTTCTATGTAGCTAGTGGAAATGCTACCGAATCTGCAATAAAGGCTGGGTATAAAGAAAAGTATGCAGGAGTGAATGCTGATAAATTACTAAAAAATACTAATGTTTCTAAATATATAAAAAAGATAATGGAAGAACATGCAAATAATAGAATAGCTAAAGCTGAAGAGGTACTGGAGTTCTTAACTGCAACTTTAAGAGGAGAAGTAACTGAAGAAGTTGTAGTGGGAGGATTTGGGAAATCAGCAACAGAAAAAATAATTAAAAATGTAGATTTAAGAGATAGATTAAAAGCAGCAGAACTACTTGGCAAACGATATAGATTGTTTACAGATAAAATTGAAGTTGAAGGAGTTGTGCCTGTTATGATTGTGGGTGAAGATGAACTTGAAGAGTAAGAAAGTAAGACTTCCTGAGTTAGTTGGGAAAGGATATAAGAATTTTTGGAATTTCAAGGGAAGGTACAAGGTCGTAAAAGGATCAAGAGCAAGTAAGAAAAGTAAGACAACGGCATTATGGATAGTATACAATATGATGAAATATAGGAATGCAAATACTCTTGTTGTACGTAAGGTGTACAGGACTTTGAAAGACAGTTGCTATTCAGATTTAAAATGGGCAATACATAGATTACAGGTTCAAGACTATTGGGAGTTAAAAGAAAGTCCACTTGAAATAACATATAAATCTACTGGACAAAAGATTTTATTTAGAGGTTTCGATGATCCGTTGAAAATTACATCTATTTCAGTTTCAGTTGGACAATTATGTTTTTGTTGGGTAGAGGAAGCGTATGAATTGACAGATGAAGTAGCGTTTAATATGCTAGATGAGAGTATAAGAGGTATAGTTGAAGAACCATTATTTAAACAAATAATCATTAGCTTCAATCCTTGGAATGAAAGGCACTGGCTTAAAGCTAGATTTTTTGATAGAAAAGATAAAAATATTTTAGCTCTTACAACTAATTACCTATGTAATGAGTGGCTTGATGAATCTGATAAAAAGCTATTTGAAGATATGAAAAAGAATAATCCTAGGCGTTATCAAGTTGCCGGCTTAGGCGAATGGGGAGCAACTGATGGACTTGTCTATGAAAATTGGAGAGAATTGGAATTTGATTGGAGAGAGATTTTAAATAAAAGGCAAAAAGCAAAAGCAGTATTTGGGTTAGATTTTGGATACACCAATGACCCTGCTGCTTTTTTTTGTGGGATATTAGATCAGGAGCAGAAAGAAATTTATGTTTTTGATGAGATATATCAAAAAGGAATGCAAAACACAACTATTTATAACAATATAGAAAAGCTTGGATTTAGAAAAGAAATAATAGTTGCAGATAGTGCAGAACCAAAGAGTATAGAACATTTAAGAAGCTTGGGCTTGACAAGGATAAAAGCATCTAAAAAAGGGAAAGATAGTATAAATGCTGGAATACAATTTATTCAGGATTTTAAAATTTTTATCCATCCAAGGTGTGTAAATTTTTTAACAGAGATATCTAATTATTCTTGGGACAAGGATAAATTTGGAAAAGCAGTAAATAAACCAATAGATGACTTTAACCATTTAATGGACGCTATGAGATACGCACTTGAGGATTATATGAGAAATAACCGAATGACTACGATTAATAAAAATATATTGGGGGTGAGATAGGTGCAAATAACGGTATTGGAAAAAGCTCTGTGGGACTTTTTAGTTAACAGGTTAGTGAGATTGCAGAAACTGGAAGATTATTATACAGGGAAACATAAAATACTGGAAAAACAGGACAGGCTGAAAGATAAGCATGATAGCAAGCTTATACACAATTTTCCAAGCTACATAACCACAATAGCAACAGCATATTTTATTGGAAAAAGTATAAATTACAAGCTGTTAAAGGAAAATCTGATTAATGAATATGAGATGGTCGGAAAATATTTAGCTACGGAGGAAGAACAGCAATGCAACTTTGAACATGCTGAAAACTGTTCGATTTTCGGATGTTCATATGAATTGTGGTATAAAAATATAGATAATACGATAAACTTTAAAGTTTTAGATCCACGTGACGTATTTGTTATCAGAGATAATACGATAGATAAAAATATCAAATATGCAGTCCGTTGGAGTAGAGAGAAAAACGAAAATAACGAGTATAATTATATATTAGAGATTTACGACGACAAAACTGTAACTGTCAGCACATTTACTTCTGTTATGGATTATAAAGGGATAATACTGACACCTCAGGCACAGGGAGAAACTAGACTGCATGGATTTAACAGGGTGCCTTTGATTGAATTTGCTAACAACAAGCGAAAACTTGGAGATTTTGAAAAAGTAATCACGTTGATTGATGGGTACAATGAAGCAGTGTCGACTTCATTAGATGACATGAAAGATTTTACAGACGCAATTCTCGTGTTGACTAATATGCAGGGAACGGATGAAGAAGATATAAAAAATCTTAAGAAAAATAAAGTAATGCTACTGGGGGAAAACGGAGATGCTAAATGGCTGATAAAAAATGTGAATGATACATATTCCCAAAACAATAAAAACAGGCTGAACCAGGATATACATAAATTTTCTTTCATACCTGATATGCAGGACGAACAGTTTGCAGGAAACAGTTCAGGGGTTGCGTTAGGGTATAAACTGTTAGCACTGGAGCAGTTATCAGCACAAAAGGAAATGTACTTTAAGAAAGCATTAAACGAAAGACTGGAATTGATTTTAAATTATTTCAATTTAAATCTCGTACCGCTGGATATACAGAAAATATTTACAAGAAATACTCCTGAAAACTTGGTTGAGCTTTCCAATGTAATAACAAATTTACAGGGTATTATATCACAGGAAAGTTTAATATCACTACTACCTTTTGTTGAAGATACGGAAGCGGAATTGAAAAAGATTGAAAAAGAAAATCAAATTGAGCAACCGTTGGAATATAAAGGGTTAGCAAATGAACAGGAAAAAATAGATGAAAAACAAGAATAAAGAATATTGGGAAAAAAGGCAACTTGCACGAGAAGAGTTATCATTTAACAAAGGTACAGAAGCATACAAAGAATATGTAAAAATACTTAGTGAGAGTAAAAAAGAAATAGAGAATAAAATAGCCCAATTATACGCTAAATATCAACAAGAAGTGACAAAACTAGGTGTCGACAAGATTCAAGCAAATAAATTACTCCGTGGTACTGAGTATAAAGAATGGCGATACGATATAGGAAAATATGTAGAGGAAATTGAGAAGTTGAAAAAAAGTAATCCTGTTGAGTTCAGGAAAATGTCAGTTGAACTTGAAACATTGGCATATAGAAGCCGTATCAGTCGACTGGATAACTTAAAAGCTGGTATCGACTATGAACTTATACAAGCAGGAGAGAAAATAAAGGGTAAAATGACGGATACATTGGCTGATGTTTACGAAGATACTTATACATCATTTGTTGAGGATTTGAATTTTAAAAAAGGTATAATTAGTAGTAGTACAATAAAAATGGCATTGGAGCAAGAATGGAGTGGGGCTAATTATTCAAGTAGAATATGGAGTAACATTGATAATTTAGCGAAAGCGATAAAGAATGAAGTGATTGTTGGACTCAATAAAGGCATCAATTATATGACCATGTCAAAAAATATAGCCAAGAAGTTTGATACAAGTTATAAAAATGCTGAAAGGCTAGTGAGAACTGAAACTGCCCATATACAAAACCAAGCAACGCTTATGGGGTATAAAGATTCTGGAGTTGTTAAGTATGAGTTTTTAGCGGTATTGGATAGTCGAACAAGCCATACTTGCGCTAGTCTTAACGGTGAAGTATTTAAAACGGAAAATGCAATGGAAGGAGAAAATTATCCGCCGATGCATCCGAATTGTAGAAGTACAACTGTTCCTTATGAGTATTCCGATGTTTTTTCTGATGAACCTGAAAAAGAAGATTTTGAAAATAATGAAAATGAGAGTATAATCAATAATAATGGTACTGTTTTTGTTGAAGGTGGTAGATACAGAAATATAGGGAATATTAATGCAACGGAGTATAAAGATGAACCGCTGGAATTGTTGCGAAGATATGAACAAAAAATCGTTAAGAAAAGTAAAGAAAATGCGTTAGTAATAGCTAAAAATGGAGATATTTATATTTTGAAAGGAGATGAAAATTCGATACCAAGTCATAAGATGACTAAAATTAATTTTGAAGACGCTTTATATACTCACAACCATCCTAAAAATAGTAATCATGAGTGGGGATTTAGTGATGATGATTTTAGTTCATTTACTAATTTAAAATTAAAATATTTAGCAGCAATTGATGAAAAATACATTCATGAGTTATCAAATGATATGTTTGAAATGAAAAATATACTAACAGAACAAGATAAGTTATTGGATAAAATGACTTATGAAAGATGGATAGTACTAAAACAGTATAAAAAAGCAAAAGAAAAAGGATTAAGGTATAAGAGAAATGAAATTAACAAAAGATAATGAAGTTTATAAAAGTTTTAAGAGGTTAAAGGAAATAGAAGAAAAAGCTAATAACGCTGAAAATAGCAAAGAAAAAATATATTGGCGTGGGGAATATTTGAAAAAGGACAGAGAATTTTTTGAACAATTAAAACGCTCTGAGTTTAAAAAAGAGAAAGCTTTGACTATTTTGGAAAAATTGGATGAATTATATTCGAGTGATAAAAAATCAAAAGAGTAGTTTAACGACTGCTCTTTTTTATATTTGTCGTACTGAGGGACACTAAACATCTAGGTAGAAAATAATAGTCGACAGACTTTAAATGGGAGGGACAGTTATGTCAGAAATCACATTTACACAGGAACAAGTAGATGAAATGATTAAAGAAAGAATTGCAAGAGAGAGAAAAAAGTTTGAAAGTGAGAAAAAAGAATTGGAGAGAAAGCACGGTGAAACGATTGAAGATTATGAAACAAGAATCAATAATGCTAATCTTACTGCAGAAGAGAAGTATAATAAGAGCCTTGCTGAACTTCAAAAACAACTTGATACTTCAAATACGGAACTTGCAACATTGAAAACTAATGAGATGAAAAAGGCTATATTAGGGAAATACAAAATCCCTGATAGTTTTTTAGGCAGCATTACCGGAAATACTCAAGAAGAGATTGAAGATAGTGTGAAATCTTTTTCTGAGAATTTATCGAGCTATCTTAAAACACAAAGCGGAGGAACACCAAACTCTTTAAATGGTGGAAGTGAAGGAGAAAAAGATAAAAAGGATATAGGACTTGAAGCATTCGATAAGGCTTTTAGTTCTTTTTAATTTAAAGGAGATGATAAAATATGGCAATGATTTATACTGAATTATTTGCAGATAAAATTGATGAAAGATTTACAAGTGAAGCAGTATCACAGAAAATAGTAAATAATGATTATAGCTTTGTAGGTGCTAAAACTGTAAAAGTAACTTCGATTAATACAGTTGATAATAGGGACTATAACAGAAATACAGGTTATGGAAATGCAGATATTTTGCAAAATTCAATCCAAGAATTGACATTAACAAAAGATAGAGCTTTTAAAATGCTTTTGGATAAAATGGACGAAGATGAGACAAAAATTAAAGCTGGAGAAGTGTTGGCAAGACAATTGAGAGAAAGAGTAATTCCTGAAATTGAAAAATATAGATTTGAGACAATTCTTAAATCTTGTGATACAAATTTACAGACAGTGACAGGGCTTACAGCTAACAATGCTTATGCTAAATTCTTGGAAGCACAAGAAAAATTAAATGATGAGGATGTGCCGCAAAACAGAATTGCTTATGTTACACCTGAGTTTTTAACAAAACTAAAAAAAGATGACAACTTTATTAAAGCCTCAGATATCGGACAAAATATAGCAATAAATGGATTGGTAGGAATGGTTGACGGAGTGCCAATCGTAAGAGTTACTAAAAAATGGATGGAAGCTAAAACTGGAACACCAGCAACTACTAAAAAATATGCTTGTTTAGTCGGACATAATTCAGCGACAGTAGCTCCAGTGAAATTGGCTGAATACAGAGTGGTTACGGATTCTGAAAATTATTCAGGGACTTTATTTTTAGGTAGATTTTATTATGACTGTTTTGTGTTGAATAATAAGGCAAAAGGTTTGGTTGCAATTGAAGCGTAGTAAAAAAGTATGGTTTAATGCCATACTTTTTCTATTTTTAAGAGGTAATAGAAATGACTGAATTAATTGATGAAATTTATGAAAAAATAAAAATTATTTCTGATGTAACAACAAATGAAGCAAAGACTAAATTTGCTATTGAGAGCATTGTTCAAGATAGTATTAACTATATGAACCGAGAAGACTTCCCAAGAGAATTGATAACTCCTATAACAAAATATATTTTTAAATATAATTTTGATAAAAATAGAAATATAAAATCTATGAAAAGCGGAGATAGGCAAGTTGAATTTGTAACCGAGTTAAATGATGATATGGAATTTAGAAAAAGTTTGAATCGTTTTAGAAAACTTGGAGTTATAAAATAAAGGTGGTATGTGATGTTTGAAGATTTTTTTGATACCGATGTGATAGAAGAAGTTAAAAGAAATACGAAAACAAAGACTGAACTTGGTTTGACAGTTCAAGGTTGGGAAGTCGTTTATACAAATGTTAAGTGCCAGTTGAGTGCTGGAATTTTAAGAGCTACTGAGACTGGAGTTATAAATAGTTCTAAAAATTCGTATAAGATATTTGTTAGTAATGATGTAGAAATAAAGCAGAATGATATTTTGGTTGTAAGTAAAGGCGGAATAAAATATAAATTTAAAGCTAATAAACCTATAAAGTACACTGATTTTTGGGAACATCAGGAGATATCGGTGGAGGAAGTGGAAAAAAATGAAACTTAGCGGTGACTGGGAAAAACTGGCAAAAAAATTAGAAAAGTTAGCTACTGATACTCCACAAAAAGTTGGAACTACACTTAAACAAGTTGCTGAGGAAACAATAAAAGAAGTGAAAGGGCAGACCCCTGTAGATACTGGGCAGTTGAGAATGGGTTGGCACAGAGAAGATGGTGGAAATTTTAAACAGTTAATTTTTAGTAATGTAGAATATAGCATTTTTGTTGAGTACGGTCATAGAGTTAGACACTCGAATAAAGTAGTGCCTGGCGTATTTATGTTGAAAAAAACTATAGAAAACTTAGAGCCTGTATTTAAAGATAAAATAGGTTCGACAATAAGAGCGGAGTTTGAATAATAATGGAATTTATGGATTTTATAAAAGCACTGAGCAAAAAAATATACGATTTTACAGATAAAGAAGTTGGAATTGATAATATAAATGCTTTGACTAGACCGTGCTACTATATCCAAGTAATTGACTACAAAAATGAGTTTTTTGCGAATTATAAAAAGAGGATATTCATTAGCTTAGACATTATATATATTCCTGAAAATGATGAAAATAATACAATGGAAGTTTATAAAGCGCTTGATGAGTTGGATAATATGTTTGAAACTAAAGGTAATAAGATTTTAAAAGTTAAAGATAGATGTCTAACTTTAAAAAATGAGCATACAAAAATGGTAGATGGTCTAGGTCATTACATTTTCGATTTAGATTTATTTGATGTGTACGGGACTGATTTAAGAACTTTTGACAATAGTATTGAAACAATAAAAGAAATATTGAATGATGACACTGAAGTAACGGAATATGAATTGCTAAAAAAATTAGATTTATTTGATGAAAAAGGTAATAGAGTATCATTATTTGATGAGAATAATGATTTGATCAGTGATGAGGTGTTTAAAAAATTATCATTATTTGATAAAAACGGAGTTCCATTTAATTACAAGATAATGAGAAATTTAAAAATGAAATTAAAGAAATAGGAGAGTGATAAAATGGCAATAGTCGGACAAATTAATGCGAGTCCAAGCATTAGTATTGCATTTAAAACATTAGCAACGACAGCTATTCAAAGAAGTGAAAGAGGTACTGTTTGTTTGATTTTACAAGATACAAAAGCTACTGAAAAATGGTACACTTTTAAAACTATAGCCGATGTTGAAACTGAAAAATGGGATAAAGATAATATTAAATATATTAATTTAGCTATGCATTATGGAGCATTTAAAATATTAATCAGAGTTATACAAAGTGGAGAAGATACAAGCAAAGTATTAAAGGATTTAGAAATGCGAAAGTTCAATTGGTTAGCTTATCCAAAAGCATTAGAAACAGAAGACCAAACAGTTGTAAATTGGGTAAAACAACAATTTGGGAATACTGGTACAATTGGTAAAACTATAAAATATGTATCAAGCTATGCGAATAAAACAGATCATGTAGCTATTGTAGAACTTGCAAATGGTGGAACATATAAGTCTATTTATGGAGATTTTACAGCACAGGAATACACAGCAGCTATTGCAGGGCTTATTGCAGGTATGCCATTAAATCGTAGTGCTGATAATCACATTATGAATGATTTGAAAGAAGTTGAAGATTATGAACCTAAAATTGGTAAATTCAGTTTATATATGGATGAAGATATAGTTAGGGTAAATTATGGTGTTAATTCTAAAACTACATTTGACAGTACTTGGAAAAAAGATACAAGAAAAATTAAAGTTGTTGAGGGTATGTGCTTTATTGTGGATGATATAAGGGACACATTCAAAAAATATTGGATTGGAAATTATATCAGTGATTATGATAATAAAATGAATTTTTGTTCAAATATAACGAAAGTATATTTTAAAGAAATGTCACCAAATGTATTGAATGGAGATTATGACAATAAAGTAGAAATTGATATTGAAGCACAGAAAAGGGCAATCATTATAGATGGGTTGGAAACAGACGGTATGACGGATTTAGAAATTTTACAGTACCCTACTGGTGATGAGGTTTATTTAACTGGAGATGTAAGATTTGTAGACACTATGGCTTCACTTAGCTTAACAATGACAATGTAATGAAAAGGAGTTGATAAAATGTCGGAAAATATAAAAGGAAACAGAACAATAACAGGAGCTTATGGGGAGTTATGGCTTGATAATGAAAAAGTAGCGGAGTTAAAATCTGTAGAAGCTAAAATTACAGCGGAAAGAAAAGATGTACAGCTGGGGATTTCTGTTGATAGTAAAATAACAGGATTGAAAGGTGAAGGAAAAATTACGGTATTTAAAGTTTATACTCGTGGAAAAAGAATACTTGAAAATTGGATAAAAGGAAAAGATGTAAGAAGTAGAATAGTGACATCTATTAAAGATCCAGATAGCTTGAAAGGGCAAGAAGAGAGAGTGTCGATTGACAATGTTTGGTTTGATTCAATTGAATTGGCAAAATTTGAAAGAGGAGAAATTGTGGAAGAAGAGATACCTTTTGGATTTACTCCTAGTGATGTTAAATATGAAAATGTAATAAAATAAGAAAAGGTAGGTATGGAATGAAAAATATAACAGTAGAAATGTTGCTGGAAAATAGCAAAAAAATAGAAAAAAAAGACACAATAAAGGTTAAAGTTGAAGAATTAAGTGGAGCTGTTTTAGAATTAGAAGTATTGAACAGAATGGAAATACTGGATATTTTATCTAGTAATAGTACAGACAAAGACAGTGAATTAATCTATACTGCAGGGAAAATATTTAAAAATGAAAAATTGATTACTGAATTGGGTTGTCAAATGAATCCAATTGAAGTTGTGCCAAAAGTACTAAGTCAATCTACCATAGTAAATATTTCGGAATTACTTATGAAAAAAGCTGGATGGAATGAAAAATTTACTGTTGAAGAGGTGGTTGAAGAAATAAAAAACTAATCAAGGGCGACTGGAAAGCAAAAACAGTCGCTCATTATTTAAATTGTGGGCATAGTTTACAAAGTCTAAGGGAATTAAGTAATTCAGAGTTGTTGTTTATGTTTTTTATGATTGGAGGTGGATTAGAAAATGAGTGAATATAAATTGAGTGCATTGCTTGAGTTGAAAGATAAATTTACTAATGCAGCACAAAAAGCAAAGACTTCGTTAGGGGGGTTAAAAAATCAGGTTGCTGGAGCATCTAATGGAATAGAGGGCGGATTTACAGGAATGTTGGAAAACGTAGGAAATGGAATAATATCACTACAAAAAAAGAGTAAAAGTGTATCTAATAAATTAAAAAACGAATTTAACGGAGTAAAAGGGGCAATGGCAGCTGTCGGAGTAAGTATCGGAGCAGGTGCAGCAGTTAGTGTATTAAAATCTTCTGTTGAAGCTTATGCGAATTTGGAAGACCAAGTTAGAAGAAATAAGGCTATAATGGGGGCTACAGTACAACAAGAAAAGCAGCTTATGCAACAAACAAGAGATTTGGGTAGATCAACTAAATTTACAGCTCAAGAAGTAGCAGAAGCACAAATGTATCAAGCTATGGCTGGTATGAAAACAAATGAAGTGCTAGAAATGACACCAAAACTTTTGAAAATGTCAATTGCGGCTGGAAGTGATTTCGCTCAAACTTCTGATATAGTCACAGATAACCTGACAGCTTTTGGTATGTCGTTAAAAGATTCCGATAGACTTATGGACGTAATGGTTGCGACAAGTAATAATGCAAATACCAATGTACAAATGTTAGGGGAGGCTTATAAATATGTTGCTGCGACTTCAAGAAATTTTGAGAGTTTTGAAGATGTAAATATCTTATTAGGAGTGCTTGCAGATAATGGAATTAAGTCTGGTCAAGCTGGGCGTAATTTAGCAGGAATTTATAGAAGATTGGCTAATCCATCAAAACAAGTGGGAAATGCTTTAAAAGACTTAAATATTCAACTTTATGACCAGCAAGGACATTTTAGAGGATTAAAAGCGTTATCTGATGATTTAAAAATTGCTACTGCAGGTCTTACGCAGGAAGAAAGAAATAGATATTTGACAATGATTGCTGGTGGAGAAGGTATGAAAATACTGGCTTCTATTATGGGGACAACAGAAGAAAACTATAACAAAGTTGCTAATGCTGTAAGAAATTCTAGTGGTGCAACGGATAAATTTGCTGATGATATGAGCAATACAACGGCTAACAAAATAGCACAATTTAAATCGGCGATAGATGATTTGAAAATATCGTTAGGAGAAGCATTCGCCCCAATAGCGACCAGGTGGATGGAAGACTTTATGAAAAGAGTTGAAGAATGGCAAAAAAGCGGGGCATTAGATCCTGAAAAATTAAAAGGGCAAGCTGAACAATTAACAAAAGGTGCAGAAATAGGAATGCGAGGAATTATAGGAGCCAAAGGTGCAATTTGGGGAGCTCAATTAGGAACAGCAATTGGTGGACCAGTAGGAACAGCAGTAGGTGCTGCAATTGGTGGAGCTATTGGATATTATACGCCAGACATAGTAAAAAAACTAATAGAACCTAAAAACCCAAAATTAGAAAAAGCAAAACAACAAGCTGTAACCAATGCTTTTGACCCTTCAAAATATGCTTCTCGATATAACTCTAAAGATGGGCAATTTCATTATATGGGGTATAGTGATGTTAAAGTACCTTCACTTGCAGAAGCACAAAAAGAAGAAGCGTCGAGAATTGCAAGACAAAAAGAATATGACAGAAGATCATATGAAGCTTTGCAGAAGGTTGTACTTGATATAAATGCACTTAAAACAAGGGTAGCACCACAGCAAAATTTAGCGCTTACTCA